TAAATGTATTTATTTTAAAACTAATGAGATCACAATTCCAAGAAAATTATCCTTTTATATCGTGTCTAAAGTCTAATGACCGAGAATATGTGGGCATCGTTATCAACTTTGATGACTACGTTGCCAGCATATATGACATATCAATGATTACAAAGGTTAACGAACGGACGTTGTTTTTAGAAATGGGTGAAGCATGGTGGTGGGAAAGTAATAGAAAGATACCAATTAATATCTTTCTAAAACAAGAGATGCATCTTTTTAGACCTTACATAAAAACATTCAACAGCAAAGATATAGAATTGCTGTTCGGTCCAATAGTAAATTTAAGTGAAATTGCTGAAAAACGAATAAAAAGAAAATCAATTCAGCTAGTGCGAGCAGTTAAGAATACTCGTAGCTAATATTTTCGCAGATAAGATTCATCTGCACCACAATAGCACTCGCGTACGAGACAGCGTGAGATTTCTTAAAGTAGTATTCGTTATTTGTAGGTTTAACCCAAACTTCGTTCATCACTGTTCCCCAATCTTGTCCAATTAGGTATCGCTTTGCAGGGCGAATTATTGCCAATACTGCGGCTAATTCTAGAATACTTTTTGGTTTCATTTGCCTAAGAATAGACCCGTGCCCGTTTACATGAAACAACAAATCTACAAATTCATCTTGTTCCAACAAATCCCACAGTGGTTCAGTATTCATTAACTGAACAAGATGCGCTTCGTCTTTAACATCCTTATACACATTGACATTTAAGAAGTCTATCTTAAAATAGCCGCGTGTCTCTGCTTCCTTATACTCAATACTTGCAGTATCAGTTAACGGATTGTACGGGATAGAATGACAATATACGCCTGTATTGTGCTTTTTAAAAGTTCCATTTTCGTTAATCGCGGCGGGAATATGTTTGATAATATCAAGCACTGCTCTTCTATCTGGGAAATCGATATCGATATCAGTCATATCAACTTACTATACTATCAATGTCGGTGTTTGTCAATACGTAAACCCCTCGATGCCTGACTGTGATTGCCGAGCACTGATTTGCAAAGTTGATAGCGGTGTCCATATTAGATGACCGAAGATATTCATAAGTAAGGGCAGACAAGAAGGTGTCACCTGCTCCACACACATCAACTACTTCTGTTTTGATTGTTGGGAAAAATCGTTCATTGAATAATCGTTTATACATTGCGCCTTTACCCCCTAACGTAACAATCAAATCAGGACATATCGAAAATCTAGCATTGTATTCAAGTTCGTTGATTTTTACAAAACATTTATCAAATCTTGATAGGTCTTGTTTCTTGGTATCAACAAACACCGGTCCTTTATATTCTCTACGTAATTTTTCAATAAGTTCGTATGTTAGAAACCCCTTGTTATAATCCGATATTACGATAGCATTATATGTTTCTAATGGACGTAGCGTTTTGCCATTCCAGGGGCGCAATGCTATATCGTTATCTACCCTTAACAAATGCTGGCCAGATTTCTCGTCTATGAATCGAGTTTTAGTAATCTCTTCTTCGTTGGTAATAAAATCTACCACTAATCCAAATGCTTCAAGATTATCTTTAACATTTGCGGCCATTCCTTTTTTTGTTATAGTGTTGCTAAATTTTAGAACAGGTATCGGAGCCTCGGGACTCAACCTATCGCATGACCCGTATGCGTATTTGTCAATGCAACTATCACCTATTAGTAATATATTAAATTGTGTCATAATTCTCCACTTTCTGCTAGTTTTAGTATAAGGCTATAATGCTCGTATGCTTTCTTCACTGCCGGGTATTTCACCTTCAACCGTTTCTCTTTTTCTTTCTGTTCCATCATTACGTTGAACAGCATGTAATGTTGAGAGCCGTGTTCATTCATATTGTTAAACACTTGCGCTTCAAATTCTGCTATCCATTGTAATTCACTTTCAGCAATCTCTACGGTATATAATGGTTCAGACAAGGCTACGAGCTCTTCCTGTACCATATTAAAATCCATAGGGTCTCTAAAATAATTTAGATTTACTTTGTGGTATCTGTGGGCTCGTTTATTTTTGTCCACTAAAACTATATTATGTTTTTCACAAAACGTTTTTACTGCATCGTCACTCATGATGTTAATGTGTCTCCAAATTTTAGCAAAGCCATCGTTGCCATCTTATCTTCTTTTAAATAAAGTTTCCATCCACCCGGCTGTGTGTTGCGGGCCTCCCATTTTTCTCCACCTATGCGAGAATGTATCCAATACTTTCGCGGGCTAATATACCTGTCACACCAACTTACAACAGTCGCTAGCTGCAACAAGTTAATTCTTAGTTCAATCATTGTATCCCGGCTTCTTTAAGAATCTCCAATACCAACATAACATCGGCAGGCGCTTCCTTAAATCGTTTCAGCCAGTGCTTAATCTCAAATGCAGGTGCAATCATTGATAGTTGTTCGTCACTCATCTTGCCTATCATTTCTTTACCTGTTCCGCTGTTTAGTATTACCCAGCAACTAATTTTACCGTTTAGAATATCGTGTACTGCTTTGTTTAGACTGACGTAGGAAAAGTAATGTGCAAAATTTGCACTATGCTCGTCACCCCATTCCATCATTGTTTTCAGTGAACGTTGCACCGCGGCTTCAACTGGTTCAACTTTAAGCATTTCAAACAGATATTGTTCATACAATTCATCACGACACCAGTGGTCTAACTTAACCCCGCTCTTAATTACAAAATCGACAAACTTATCTGGGTATAAAGGGTTAGCATTATTGATAAACGATCCGAACTTTACAAATGCATTGTAATACGAACTGTTGCAAAATTCTTGATATGTTTTTGGCTTTCGTGCGTTCTGCGTTAACTTCCAGAATCGATTAAATGCAATAAATCCTGCCTGCACACGCTTCTCTGTTTCCTGCATAGCCCTTCGCTTTCGCTCACAGAGGTGCGAAATAAGTGTCCTTTCAAGAACAAATTTTTTATTGCAATGAACGCAAATAAATGGCTGCTGTACTAACTCAATCATTCGTACTCTTTTCGTTGCTTCTTATCAAATCCCATCTTGTCAAATAGTTCTTTAATATCCTCTTTGTCCATCATCTTAGCTAACATCTTAATTTCGTTCATCTTCATTGCTGGATGCAATTCGCACAGAAGTTTTTCAATCTTGTTTGCTTTTTCTTTTTTACCCGCCGCAAGATATGGATGATATGCTGGCGCACCTGCGCCTACACCTGCAAATAGTTTCCACAATAACGGTTTGTGATTTTTACTTAGTGTCCAGTGATCTTTATTAACAAGTTCGTTTGTTCTCTCAAGAAACCATTCTTGTGTTTCTCTGTCGCCTTGCACACTAGCAGTATATCGCATTAAAACAAACGGACTGAATACTTTCTTTTCCTCGTCAGTTAGCTTATCGTAGAAATCGTAATTTCGAGTATCTACTGCGTTGAGTTCTCTTTTAATATCTAATTTTTTCATTTTATTTTACAATTATCAAAGTGCCATCTCTTCATATTTTAATTTTTCCCACTCTTTTTACAATACGGACATACGATTTTTGTTCGATTCAATGCTGCTGTTTGTATGTTGCGTCTTACTTTTTCCAATTCATGCTTTATTTCCTATATCGTCTCTCGTATTCTTTACTTAGGTAGTATATTATTTTAACACGCTCCAGGGCATGATGTAAAGAGGGATTGGTGGCCGCAGCGCGATGAATTTCACCCCATAGCTTACTTTCCATAAGTAACTCATGTAGACTTTTTATTGTGGGTGATTCACTCACTAGCGTTCTTTCTGTTTTGCCCTGCTCCCTAGCATACACTGTTTCCCCTCCGTCGGGACTCTCATATATCGGGCACATACTCACCACGCCTTGCAAAAATCAACAAGTTCACTCTGTCGACTTACTTCTTTAACAAAGTAGGCACACAGTGGTTTAGCGCCTGCATGTAACGGAGTGGTTAGTAGTTGGCCGGGTTTCATCTTTGGAAAATACCACTTAACATCTTGATAGATATCAATAATATCAATCTCGTGAAACTCAGGGCGGAAGCTGGACAACGGATTAAAGCAGAATGTTTTAAACCCGCGATCATTTAGACTTGTTAATGGCAGAACTTCCATGTCGGGTCCTTCAGGGTCACCGACAATTGTACACCAGTCTAACGGCATTGCAATTTCGTGTTTGCCGATTTTAAGTACAGCAGCAGGCCCTGTAAAACTTTCCAGAAAGATAAGAGGGATAAAGAAATAATCCGGATTCTGATTATCACTATTGTCAAAGACAGAAAATCGAAGGTCATCTTCAACTTCCTCTGGTAGGTCGTTGAGGTAGAATGTTTCGTTGTTGATAGCTAGGATTTGCATTATTTTATTTCTTTCGTTTTACAATTATTGAAATGATACCGAGTCATTAAACTATTTCCACCCTCTTTTCCACAATGAGGGCATGTTGTTTTTGGTTTAGGGATACCTTTTCTTTTTGCGCCATTTAGTCTATTAATATTTGAAAGATTTTCTAAATGTTGATCACTAAATGGCACCCCAGTTTTTGATTTACTAATTTGATTGCGTTGTTCTATTGTAACAACCCTAGACGACATTTTCTTTTTAGTTTCTTCAGTATGGCGTTTTCCAGTCATTCCAGCTGTATGACCTTTTTTACCCTCACTAACTTTTTGACAGAATTCATCCGAACGGATTCTTCCTGTTAAAGTAGCGGATCTTTTTTTATTAGATTCTTTAGAATGAGTTAGCCCTGTTACACCTTTATTCCAAGGAATACAGCCTTTTCTTTTTTCAGACATTTTCTTTTTAGTTTCGTCAGAATGCTTATGACCTGTCCGAGCTTTTGAAATACTTTCTCTAATTTTACTGTATTCCCAAGAATTAAATGTTCTTTGTTGTAGAGGAGAATTTTGAATGAATTTCCCTAATGCAAAATTCATTAATTTTTTATCATATCCTATTGTAAATTTTGTTAGCAGTAAATGGCAAATAAAATGTTCTCTAGCAGTTAATCTTACTAAGTTAGATACATCATTAGATCCTCCTAAACTTTTCGGAACTATATGATGCCTTTCAGAATACCCAGCCGTGATTCTGGTTTTAGCATGACTTATGATATTATTGTACCATTTTCTATATTTGTTTTCTATAAATTGCATTAATACTTTACCTTTTGTATTGAGTAATTATATTTAGCTTCTTTGTAGAACTTCTTTCGTTCTGTGAGATGTCGCTTTGCATATTTGGTGCTTGCAGTTAGGTCCCAAATTTCTACATGATCCTTGTCCTCTGCTTTTCTAATGCCTCGGCCAATAGATTGTATAACCCTAATAAAGCTCTTTCCGGGTTCCAAAAGAACCAAATTAAATATGCGAGGAATATTAATACCCACAGCGGCCACACCGTAAGTCGCCACAATAATCTTGTTAGTACTCGTTTTAATTTCATCGTATTCTTCTTTGCGATCTTTAGTTTTTACTTCGCCGGATACAAATACTGCATCGGGCAGTTGCTCTACAATAAATTTCCCTGAGTCTATGCGATTAACTAATACTAGAGTATTCCCAGTCTTAGATATATCGTTTATCATATTACTCAAGTAGGTCATCCTAGTCTCATCAGTGACTAGATACTTTAACTCTTCTGCATAACTTCCAAATTCTTTCCACTCTGCTGTCTGAACAACATTCACGTGACAATTACTCAGTACGCCTTTTTGTTGTAAATCGTATGCGCTGATGTGATTTATAACATCACCTAAACTGCATCGCAGGCTTTGTAATCCAATGTCATCTTTAGGAACTGTTCCAGTTAGCCCCCAACGAATAGCTGCGCTTGACAAATTCTGTGTCAATAATTTCTTTAGAATCTCGGCCTTTGCCATATGACAATTTGAAACAACTGCTCCGTCTACAATATAATTGTGATCATCTTGTATATGTAAATTATATACAATTTTAGGTTTTTCTATCTCAGTTTTTCTTATTAGTTTCATATAATGATATTAGTTTAAGTGCAGTGCTATTGTCAAATCTTGTATAATCAATATTATCTAGTTGCGAGGTTAACCAGTGTGCATCCGCTATTAATATAGAATAACTATTCGCATTTGCCCAATTAGTTAACGCGACCATTTTGGATTCAAATTTATTTCCTACGCATAATTCCCTTGGCTTAACTTCGACTACAATTTTATTAATATAATCTATAAAATCAACAATATAGATTTTAGTTGTATTATCTATAACGTATTTTATTCTCAAGGTTTCATATTCAGCAGATGGATTAATAAATTGATATAGAGCTTCCCAACTCGATCTGTATTTCTTTCCATCATGTGTAGCATCCCAGTGTGTATTTCGATTATTACTATTTGGCGTAAATTTGCCTTGTAGTATTAGTTCTTTCATTTTATCTGAACGCATCTGTTTATCAGCATCAGACATGGTTGTTCCAAACATTCCATTACCATCAGCGGAATTTTTTGCACTAATTTTATCCTTAACTAATTGTGTACGAGGAGATAAGGTACCGGTTCTCTGCCCTTTCGTGCCAGCATTCCAAGATACTCCGGTATTAAGATTTTTTCTAATTAAATTACCATATTGTTGTTGAACAGATTTGCCACCAATTGACGATAACCTAGATTTAATTTCTTGTTCAGTAATTTCCCCAGATAATAACTTGTCGACATTAGTGATCCATAAATTTGTTTTATTATTAACAATTCTTTTACAAAATTTACGTTTAGCATCATTTTCCAACAATATCCCAGACGATAATAGTACACTATTTCTAGTGTACTCAATAAGTCGAATTTTTTGATTGTGAGTTTCTAATAGAGTGTTAAATCGAGTAATCATTTGTTGTGATGTTTTTTTCATAAATACTTCCGCTTTGGGTATATGTATTTATGTTTTATTAATTATTTCGTGATTATCTGTAAGTAAATCTGCACGAATCCAACCATCTGTTGTTAGAAATTTGTGATTACCGGTTACTTTAATAATTACCCCATTATCAAATTCTAACTCATACATTTTTTCACTTATAGAATTAGTTAAATTTTTATGTTGATTAACTACTTTATCAATTTTAAATTCGTTAGTTTCTTCTGAGTAATTGATAACTGTATCGCCGATATTAATATTTTTAATTGGGATATATCCCGATGGTGTTAAAATTTTACTATTTCCGTCAAAACATTCGTCAACTATTACTGTGCTAACATCTTCTAAAAATTCAGCTAATGACAAAATATCGTTGTCGTTCTGTGACTTCTTATCTAGTATGTTGAGACTTTGCCATGTGCAAATGGTATGTGTCTTACCTAGATTTTTTCTATCACCGTAGTACACACCGACATCTAATTGGCAGTTTACAAAGTCTTCTTCTGTCTGCTCCACTAGACTCTTGTTGGGCACAATAACAATCGTGCGTCCATACTTTTCACACACTTTTGCCAGCGTGGCAGTAATGATTGTCTTCCCTGCACCAGTTGCAACTTCTTGTAGGCATTGTGGATTCTTAAGAAAGTTATTAACTACTTCAACCTGATAGTCACGCATTCTGATAGGTTGCCCTGCCATTAGGTGTCCCTCGGGCCAACATAGTTCACCCCAATAGTCCTCTGCGATTTCCGGAAACTCTAACGGTGGACTCGTGCGTAGGTCCTCCACTTCGATGTAATAATTCTTGCTCTCTAAGTATTCTAATACTGGTCCAAGCATAGATAGGTAGGTAGTGCCACCAAGTCCAAAGAAGCTAATGGCGCCGTCCCACCGACCTAGCTTGTAGGACGGACGGAATCGCGCAGTGGGATCTTCATATTTGAATTTCTTAACCAGTGCTTTGCGAGTATCAAGGTCGAGCCCGGATATTTTTACATTAACTTCGTCAAGTATTGTTACTTTACAGGTTGCCAAACTCAATTGTCCTTTGTTGTATTTTTCCCTGTACATGAATGACATTTTGATGCCACTTTATGTATTCTCGAACAGTATGATGAATGTTATAGAAATTAAAATTCAATACACAATTAAAATGCTTTTTAGATTCTACCACTACTTTGGGTATCTTGCCACTTACAAATACGGCTTTAGTAAGTTCTGTAATAGGAGAATTTAGTTTCTCATCTTTAACAAACTTATTAAATGCATCACCTGTATCCTTAGGCAATCTAAACATTACACTCATCTCACTCTCTGATATTCCTATGTCCTTTAAAAAGTCAATGCTTGACTTTAATTTCTCTAATTCAGTCCCACCCGGGATTATAACTATACATGGACATAAACATTTTACAACATCTTGTAGAGAATGTAAAGAGTATTTTTCTAAATCCAAGCCAAACGACGCATCGAAGTCCTTCTTTAAAAAGTCTATTACAACAGGATCAGCAGTGCGTTCCAGTTCTTCGTTAGCAGCATCATCCCATGTAGTAATGCCTACTTTTCTTGCTTCAAATAATGCTTCTATAAGATTAGGAGTTGTAAGTGGTGGGACACGATTAGGCACATTGCTGTATGCAGGGACGCCATTTTCAAATGTTACCATCGGTATATATTTCTCAAGATTTGAATTTATTTCAGTTAGCTGATTAGCATACTCTTCAAATTCTTCATCTGCTTGAAAAAAGTCAGACGCAATTAATGGAGCAATAAATTGTATAGACAGTTCGTCCAACGAAAAGAGCCACGCCTTTTCCTCGGGATTCCACAAGGCAAAATTTAACTTTAACTTTTCTTGCCGTATAGAATTTACAAGTTTTTCATTATACGGGAATTCCAATTTAATTGCTTTATTGAATTCAGCGTGGGGGATGACCGATATTCGTTTAACATTATTAAGTGTTCGAATGGGTATCTTAAATTGAGGATTGTTGAGGTACGGCGTTAGGTCTTTCCCGGCAAGTAGATTGAGTTTAACAATTTGCTTTTTTAAGATCTTAAGTATCACAAAAGATTGCTTCTCAGTGAAGCCTGATCCTTTAGCGATTTGATCGTAGAAACTATGGACCATAGGTGAATCGTGCGGATTCAACTGAGTTCTAAGGGCCAACATTGTTAGGATGTCTTCGATATACATATTAATATTATACTACAAAACAAAAAAGGACTCAAGTCCTTTTTGTTACAGTGATACGTCCTCTAATCCTGCGGTTCTTAATTTTATGACATTACTCAACTGCCACTGCTTGATGTCTAATCCCTTGACAATGCCCAGCCATTGATTACGCAGTAGTGCAAACTCATTGATAATCTTTTCCATATCAACAACATCGGCTTCGCCGTCTACATACTTCTCAACGTCTCTGCTGCTGAGAGCACGTTGATAATTTTCTAAATACTTTTTGAATGTTTTAGAACGTAGGCGACGTAGTTCAATGTTGAGATACTCTAAAATACCTTCAATTTCTTGAAGTTGATTAAATCGATGTGCAACAATACCAGGTAGAGCGGCAGAGGCCTTTTCTATGTTGCCATAGATTTTAACCTCGCCTCTCGCTGATTCTAGTTCAAGGTAATAGTGATCAATACAGCCGGGCAAGTGAGCAATATCTTTGCTTACTTTGCTGTACCAATGCATTAGGAATCCTCGTCTTCCTCGTCCTCTGCATCTTCATAGTCATCATCTTCATCTTTGTATTCTTCTAATACTAATTCAATAGCAGAATCAAGATGAGGATCATAGCCCATTAGACTTTCGAACGTTTCGATTTCTACATCAATGCCTGTCAAAAAATCAACAAAGTGATTTGCGGCAGTCTCACGGTTCTTTTCAGGGATGTAATCCTTAAAAGTATCCCATACATCAATAATTAATTGTTCTTCCATTATGCTTCCTCAGAGTCTTCAACTGGGGCTCCTGCGGGAGTAATCGTAGTTTCGTCCCACTCCAACATGATAGACATTAGCTTATCTTCTGTCCAATTCTTGCGGAATTCAGAAGTGATCTCACCAGTCTTCTTACTTATGTATTGTAGCTTATTTCCGCTCTTTGTTAGAACATTCATCTTCTCAAACATGTCAACTAGCCCCGAAGTAGGAGCCATTCCCGTTGCGTATGGAATCTGAACTTGAACTGACTCAAACGGTTTTGCGTAGCGTGTCTTCATAATCTTACATGCTGCGCGAATACCAAGCACATCAGTTACTTTGTTGCCATCTTCGTCAATCTTGAGCTTGAGTTTCTTCATAGCTACGACAATAGACGATGCGTAAACAAAGCCCTGTCCACCACTGATTTTATCGTCAGGGTCAAACATGTCTTGGCTTGCGTATGTGTGATTAGTACAAACTAACCCCACATTGTAAGATCCGAACATATTGACACAGTTGCGGACAAGTGATGTAAGTGCTTTGGGCTTACGACCCATATCGCCCTTCATTTCACCTGCTTCGAACTGATTCACATCAGTAGGAGTAAGCAACATGCCCAGCGAGTCAATTACAAATAGAATCTTTGGACGTTCATCCGCGGGCATTGATTTGTATTCTTTCATGAACTCTGAAATAGTCTTAGCCACATCGTCGATCATAGCCATGTTCAACTTCAATAGCTTTTCAGCAGTAGTATCAACACCTAGGTCTAACAACCACTTTTCGTCAAGTGCATTTTCACTATCAATTAAGATAACATAAATGCCTTGTTCTTGTGCATAGCGGATAATGTTGCCGGAACAGATATAACTCTTTCCAGCACCACTTTCACCTGCGAACACAGTTACCTTACCAAGGGGGATCCCCTTAAAGAAATCCCCACTGATAAGATAGTTGAGCGAATAGTTTCCAGTACTGATCCAGTCTGTAGGATCATTAAACCCGATGCCAAGTCCGTCAATGGACTTGGTGATGCTTTTTCTAAATTTACTGATGTCAAACGTTCGATTTGCCATTTTCTTCCTTTTTCTTTGTTTGTGAGGATCGCCTAGCTTCTGACCAAGGTTTGCCTTTTAGTGATTCTCTAATTTTGGCTATTTCATCTGGTGTTTTTTTACGACCGGTCATAGTTTTTTTCATTGTTTCTGCCTTTGTTGCAGATAGGTGTTTTTGAGATTCTTTCATTCTTTTTTTAGTTTCTTCAGAATGTTTTAATCCAACATGACCGTTTGATTTACCTTTTTTAGCCTTGCTTATTGCATCGCCTCTTTTTTTACCGATTTCTGTATCTTCTTTTCTACCCAATCTTTTTGAATTTGATAACTTTATTGCTATCAAATGTTCAGCAGTTCGAACTAGAGATTTAGCAGAATTACTCATTTTTTCTCTAGATTTTGTTGAATGAGTTTTTCCACGCATTCCTGTTATTCCAGATTTATTATTTTCACTCATTAGTTTTCTAGTTAATGGACCGGGATTGCTTAATCCTTCGCCGCCGTCGGTTAAGTTTAATAGTATTCCTGTACCTAAATCTTTGCGGCCATACCATCTAATCATTCTTCGTTCTATTGCACATGCTCCTAAATTTGTTAAATTTTGCTCAAGCATTACAATATAACTTTGATCTTTCGGAACTGATACTCTACCATGAGATTCGAATACTCGGTTACCTTTTCCTTTACCAATGTAATAAGGAGTACCGTTTAACTTTCTGATATAAGCATATACATAATATTTTAGCATGTACTTCTCCTTACATGTATTTATATTAAATGCTTATTCCATTTAGTTAAACGGTCTATGCCTTATTCAGTCTTTTGGCGGCTGCGAATCATGTTGATGATGTCGGCAGCACGACTGCCAGCTTCACCACTTGGTGCTTTGCTTTCTTCCTTAGCAACCACTTTAGCGGGTGCTGCGACCGCAGGTTCAAAAGGGACGTCATCATCCTCAATAGGAGCAGATGCTGCCTTTGCAGGTGCTGCAACAGGCTTTGCTGCTGCGGGAGTGACATTGCCGCCACCTTGATTACCACCAAAGCCCGCAGGCTTAAAGTATTGCCCCCAACGTTCACCGTCGTATGCTTCACCGTCAACTGACGCTTCAAACATTTCCTTAATGATTTTGAGTTCAACTTCGCCTGGCTTCTTCGGTAGGAATGCCTTAAGATCAAACAACCCGTATTGTGCGATTGCTGCGTTTTCTGCTTCGCTTAGAGCACGTTCACGACGAGCCCAAGTAGAAGTGCTGTAATCAGCATAGCCGCCCTTGGTTGTCTTTGCGATCTTAAAGTCCAGACCGCGAACGTAGTCAGTTGGCAGTTCTTCGATCTCATTGTCCATCAAGGCATTCTTGACGATGTTAAAAATCTGACTACCAATGATGAATCGACGAATCGGATTCTCAGGTGTCTTATCTTCTTGTAGCTTGCTGTCGCCAACAAAGCCTTGGAACAGGTAAGACTTCTTCTTCCAATACTTACGACCCATATCTTCCAAAGACTTATCCTTAAACCAAGGACGAACTTCTGTTAGAACTGGGCATGTTTCGCCCCACATTTCCATACAAGGTACTTGCACGAATGTAGGCTTGCTATTTGTTTCGCCTTTGATTCCTGCAAACGGCAACTTAATCATTGCCCGTTCAATCCAGAAAAAAGTGTTATTGGGATCTGCGTCAGGCAGGTAACGAATTGAAGTCGTTGAGCCTTCGGGCATATTCCAGTGGGGGTAAATTGCGTTGTCTCCGCCAGCTGCGCCGCCGCCGTTTTGTTGAGATGATGCTTGTAACTTTGCGCGAATTTCTGCTAATGTTGCCATAATGTTTTTCCTTAATAATTTATGTAAACAGCGATAGGATAATTCCTATCAGTGCTGAGTATGTTTATTTATCACATAGATATAGTATAGCAACTATTCTGGCTTTAATCTACTAGTTTGATAAAAATAATCAAAAGAAAACCCCAATTAAGGGGTTTCCTTTATTTCTCTTTTAACTATTTTTTGCCGTGTAATCCAGCCAATTTCTTGATTACATTGAGTGCGCTGTCAGTTGCGCCTTGGATAGGATCGCGTTTCCAATCTGGTTTATTTGGTTCAGCTTTATCAGCTTCGGCATTGCGTCTAACATTACTTGGCTTATTAGCAGTGAAGTAATCTTGAGAATGTGCGCCTTCTTCTTGCTCGCCGTCTTTCATTTTACCAGTTCTTTCCAAATCCTTTAGCATGTCAATACGATCACGGTATCCAGCAACGCCTGGTTTGATATCGTGTCCAGCCATGCGTTGTTGAACGGAAGGGTTGTTTGCATGTTTCATTGTGGTATCATATTGATGACTATGTTGAGGATTCTTTTCCTCTCCCATGCCTTCTACTCTTTGTTTGATACCACCTACCAACTCTTTGAGTCTTGCTAGTCCGTCTCCGCGATCTGGCGCATTGTGTCCACCACTAACTGAACCGTGGCGCTGTTGCCATTCGCTGGAAAGTTTTTCCATAAATTGTTCAGCCATTTGACGCGCTTGTTGACCGGCGCTTTCGCCGAACTTCTCAGCGATTTGTTTCTCTACATCAGTAGCGATACCTTCTTCGCCTCGGAAAGGTCCAACATCAGGATTGTCTCTGTTATAGAAACTCTTAACAATCTTAGCAACTTCTTGAACCATGCTACTGCCCTTGCCTTCTGCAACCGGTGCTTCAGGAGCAGGAGCCGCAACTGGTGCTTCAGGCGCAGGAGCCGGCTGTTCTTCACCTGCACCAGTTAGACCCAATGCTACTGCTAGTTCTGGATAGCTTTCGTTTGCCCATAGTTGGAACACTTGCATCGGATCTGTTTCAGGATCAATGTTTGCCATGTCTCTAAACTTATCTGCGAGTTCTTCGTCTTCAATACCAAACTCGTTAAAAAATTGCCATGCTGTTTGACCATCAGGGCCTAATTCTAATTTTTGCCCAGAAGTTGTTAATTCTTCTAATGCTCTTTTTAGTTCACCGACTTGGTCGTCTGTAAGTTTGCCTTGTTCAGTTGCATCGGCCCACTCTTCAAATTGTGCAAATGCATCTTCCGATACATCATCTTCTTTGTTGCAGCCACATCCTTCACATGCACTTTCTTCACATCCCTCACACGTTTTTTCGTCATTCGTTTCTTTTACGTATTCTTCTAAATCAATTTCGTTTGTTTCTTGCATGATAGCATGAAGCAATGGAAAGTAGCTAGATAGTTCTTCTTGGAAATTTGTTTGTGTAAATTTTGATTTGTAATCTTCTAATGTTACTGGATCTAGTTCCATAACCACATCTTCTTGATCATCACCGGTCATTTCAGATACCCATGATTCATAGTGATGGCGTTTGCCAAGTGCTTCTATTTTTTCTTTAAGTTCATTCATTCGGCCTAGGGCCCTATTAGTAATTCCCGTTGCATCGGCGTGCAATGAACTACGTTGAACGTGTCGTTGGAATTCACCTAACTGAGCAATTTGCTCGCTCATTCTAATAATTGCTTTACCCGGGGAATCATGTGGGACTCCGCCGTGATCTACGTGTTGCGCCATAGCAAACGCACCAGCAGTATGGATGAACGGATACTTAAAGCGTTCACCGTCTCTGTTCTGAATGAAGATTGCCTTAATGTTCTTACGTTGTGAACGGCTACCTGCAAAGGTTTCGTCAACGGCGTGTGCGTGTCTAACAATAACTTCTGTTTTACCACGGACTGCGCGACTGGTTTTCTTTGAACTCTTTTGGTTCCATCTTGATTCGTTCATGTTCATTTCGTCTTCCTTTGGACCTGATGCTTTCGCTAGGTATTGAAAATCATTCTTATCTAAATTTGTTTTTGCTATATCTCGTGTGTCAAATCTTAGCAATCTTCTCATTGCAAATAGGCGCATTTCTTTAAGAAAACTAAACCACAAGTGGGTGACGCTGTCGTCTTGATTTTCTGTAATGCCCTGGCTATAATAGATCTTTAAACTGCCTAGATCATTAATGCTGATACTTACACGCCCTAGATCAACGCCTTCTGACACAAAGTCAAAGTCGAAGAATCTTGCTGTTGCGGGGTCGATCGTTACCGCACCAGTTTCATCGCCCATTTCTAAATTAGTGAATCTGCTTCGTACTTTATCGAAGAGATCTTGAGAGATTATTTGTATTGCTTTCATCCTGTATTTATGTCAATGTGCGCTTATGTATATGGGCATGGGCATTAGGAATTCGTCCTCGCGTTCTTCCCGTAGTTTGTCGTAAATCGAAGGGTCCCAGTCTTGCAGCATCATTGTCATTCTTACGGCTAGCAGCATACTACTAACTAGGTCGTCGTGAGACCCTACTTTTGCCTTAAAAGTAATACCCGTTGATACGTATGTCTTTAACTCGCTGATTAATGCTTTAGAATTTATATGAATTCTGTTGCTTTCTATAAGGTGTTTGAGCTTCGCGCATACTGATATTTTGCTAGAGTGGGTTGTATTAAAGCCCTTGCGGAAGCGTCTTACGTGCCCTTTCTTAATAGGTTCGCTTAAGAATAAGCCCGGGATGCTTTCTTCCCCTAGTTCTTCAATTGCTACTAGTGCTGCTTCGCCCAGCGTATTGTTTTCTACAGAATAATAGAGGCTAACTTGTGAACCTTTTGCTGCACACTCGTCACTTATATAATTACAGATATCTCGGAGTATTCTAACCTGTGCTTGAATCGTGGTTAGGTTATGATGCCACTCTGCCACTTGGGCGAAACTAGGGATTTCTAATACTTGTA